CACTACCCACGTACCTTCGCTGTCTTGGATACGATTAAGGGGGTAGATGAGCGTACGGCAGAACGGTCGCCACGTAGGGGCATTGCCGTCGGGGTCAGGGATTTCTCGGCTCAGCGCAACGCCGTTCCACCGAAAGCCTTTGGGCCAGTGCGAGATCGTTACGCCTGCGACTGATATAGAGTTGGCACCCGTCGTTACTTGGGACGCCGCGGTACCGACGTCGTCGCTTAGGTCTTCGACGGGCGGTGCAATCTCGGGGCGCGCAAAACCTTTGTCTCTGGCCCCGTCAATCATTACTTGAACTTCGTGCCGCGTCTCATCTGAGGAGTAACCGTCAAGCGTATGCTGGGCGGCTAGCGCATGAATTTCAACGTCGGTGTTACCTTTGGATACCCAGCTAGCGATCAGCTTGAGCATGTTGTCGTGCCAGTCGACGCCGTTCATAGCAGCCTCAGACGTAGCCGAACGATCAAGCGAAGTGAAATCATCGACTACACCAAACCCACCGGGCTTAGGCGCGTTTACGTCGTTGTCGTTGATGAATGCCAGGAGCGAACTGCGGACCGCGTCGACACTGTAGGTCTTGCCCTGCTTGAGCAAGGTGACGGGCAGGGGGGTGGCGTAGTCTTTTTTCTTGTTGGTACACCCAACTGGGCGCAGCACACGTGCGCTGTCTTTGTCGACTGAGCGGTCAGACTTGACGCCGAGGTGCGTTGTTACCTGCCGCTTGAGGTCAGCGAGTTCGTTCCACGTACCTTCGTCGATGTCTTCGTCAAAGTGAATGTACATATGGTAGCCGCCGCCGCTGTCTACAACCGACGGGGTGAGGCGCAACGCCTTGGCCAACTGAACGACGCCAGCTAGTGCTTCTTCTTTGGTGTCATACGCGGTTGCTTTGTTGGGGTCTGCGTCGATGTCTTCGTACAGTGCACGACAAGCCGCGACGTTGCCCTGCGTTCTTATTTGTTTCTTGCCTTTGTCGTTAGTAAACCAGTCGTTAAATGTATTGACCGCGATATAGACCTGCGCGTCTGTGGTATCGAATTGTTGTGCGGCTGCTGCCGCTTCTTCTATCGTGTCATAATCTCGGTTCTTGAACCAACCCTCGGGCTGCAACAAGCCTAGGACTACTTTCCCAGACGTGGGTAGTAGCCACTTGAAAAACTCCAGTGTCTCCATAGTTCTGCCCATATATGTTTACGTGTTGACAAGTGAGCGGCGAGGGCCGTATGCAAAACCCCGCCGCCCTTCGACTTACTGGCTGGAGCGGATCAGTCGTCGAACTCTAGGTTCTCCAACGCGTCGTCGATGTCGTTGGTCTCAACCTTTTTTGGTTCTGCCTTAGCTTCGGGCTGAGGCTTTGGCTTAGGTGCGTCAGGCACTGCCGCAACCGCGGGGGCTGTACCGTCGTCGTCGTCGCCCTCCTCCGCTGTGTCTGCCACCGACGCAAAGCCAGTAGCGAACCCTTCAGACTGGACGTAGCCGCCCTCGACCACATCAAATGCTGAACGCTCCTTCATCACTGCCAGCTTAGTTACCTGTACTTGACGTAGACGCAGAGATACGCCGTTATTAGCCATTGAGTAAGGCACCAACGTAATCATGCAGTTTACTGTAGAACCAGACGTCAGCATAAAGTCTTTTGCCAGACGAGCGTTACGAGCGTCGAACTGCTCTGGCGGGTTGGTCGGCTGGTCGTTGTATTTGGCTTTCAGCTTTGTCTTGGCGATATACATACCGTCGAGGTCAACTTCAAAGACATCTTCGGACTTAGGCATAGCTGGCCAGTTAGCCACCTTCTTGCTTTCGTACGCTTCTTTCATAGCCTTGTACAAAGGCACTGCTTTTTCTTTCGTCATACGAACAGACATTTCGTACGCGGCGTTGTCTGCCGACGCATCGCAAGGGACGGTCAGCCCATTTGCGCCCATAGTATTATCATACCGATACGGTTGATTGATTCTAGGGTATAGCGCTTCGACGTCGTTGAGGATAAATATTGGATTGGCTCCAGCCATGGTAATCTCCTAAGGTTTTATTGGGTGTAACCGTCCGTTGCAGCAAACATTGATGTCGACTTGGACGATCGGGTTAAGGTGTCTAGTTCGTCACCGTCTAAGAAACGTATGACCCTAAACACTAGCGAGGATCGACGTTCTTCATGTGCCACATCTATCTTCGTGACCACGCGATCTAACGCTTCGCCTCGGCTAGTTATTTGCTTCTCGTAGTCGCGGAACGATTTGAGAGAAGCCGATGAAACACGCAACGACATGGCATATTCTGGGCTGTCTAACTGCCGTAAAGTTAGCTGGTTAGACTCACCGCAGCTTTTGCCGCGTTTGCCGTTGGGTGTAATTTCTGAACCCCACTGGTTGTTAAAACAGATTGCGCATTTCTTTGCTTGGGGGGCAGTGCTTTCAGTGGAAGGGGCCGCGCCGTCGTCGGAGTGACATAGCCGCTTACCGTCGTTGTAGTAGTTGCGTACGTTGCGCAGGGCAGACATGATTACTGCCTCCACTGGCAAGTCTTCTAGGGTGAGCATTACTTGCGCCGAACGTTTACGACTTGCGCTTCGTTCCAGCTGACGCCCGGGGGTAGGTCGTCGTGTTCTTCTTTGAACTCTTTGACAGCGGTCTTGTTTACCCGCCGTTCTATTAGCTCCCACGCGTTATTTTCTTTGACGTGATCAAGAATTGCATCCCAGTCAGATACGACTGCCGACACACGTGTTGACCTGTAAGCAGTACCGAACTCGCGGGATGATACATTGTCTATGCCGCGCTCGTTAAACCGACGTAGGAACTCTGTTTCGATCTTGTTCTGTTTGTATTTGTCGTCCGCGTCTTCTGCGTCGTAGTCTGCTTTGCGCTTGGACCGCTTGTCGCGCAGTCCGATAAAGATTTTAAGCAGTGACGCGTCGTCCAATTCTGATACCTTTGCCATCTTCGCTCTCCTTTTTGGCGGTTAACCAGTTATCAATCCCTTCTTCGTCCCAGCGTAAAACTTTCTTTGAGAGTCTTATCGGCTGGGGGAAGCCTTCGTCCCGTCTTCGCAGGTAGTAAAGACCAGCTTTACTTATATTAAGTTTCAGCAAAACTTCGTCGTGGTTAAGTAAAGTCATCTGGTTACGCCTTGTATCTGTAAACATGTAAACACATTACAACGCAGGTTAAAGCAGGTCAAGGCAGGTTACGAAAGTAAAGGCTGTTGGTGTGCTTTTACTTCATCCAGCAACGCGCCCTGCATTTTCTGTTTCTTGCGCAGCCGCTTGTAGATTCTGGCTTCGACGGGTGTACCTTCTAACAGTATTATAAAGTTATTCATCTTTTGGCCGGGACGATTGATGCGTCCGTTCGCTTGCTCGAACGTCTCGTTGCTTGTGATACAGCTGTACCAAACAATCGTGCTGGCGGCGGTCAACGTCAGACCGTGAGACATAGCAGCGGGTTGGGCCACTAGAACTTTCGGGTCTTTGGCTTTCTGAAACTCAGAGAATATTCTGTCGCGCTCTGACTTCTTCACGCTGCCGTGTATGACCTCGACAGAGAAATGGTTGCGTAGTTCAGCAGCCAGCATCTTAACACTGGACACGTACGGTACGAACACGATGACCTTGCCTTCGGCGGCTTGGATGATGTTGATAGTCTCGTCGATGCGCGGTGTTGATGGAATGGTTACTTCACTGCCGTCGTCGGCATACACCACGCCACAGGCGATCTGCACTAGCTTGCCCATCTTGACTGCTTCGTTAACTGCGGTGATTTCGCCGTTGTCGGCTGCGGTGCGCAGACGTGACAGCATTTCTTTGTACGCTTTGTTTTGTTCTTTAGTCAGCGGCACAGCTCTGGTCTCAAACATAATAGGTGGCAGGTCTAAGCACTCGTCGCGGGTGAACCGCACAGCAGGCTGCATGATCTTACGAACTATCTCGGTAGCGTCAGGCTTGGGTATCCATTTGAACTGCGTGATCTGACGCATGACCGTGGCTTTGAACCGTCCGAAATACGGTGGAACTTGGTCGGGTACGAGTAGCTTACACTGCGCCCAAGCATCTGTCGGCGCGTTCGGTGTTGGTGTGCCAGACATACCCCAGCAAGCCCGTGGCTCTTTGTGGCGGTTGACGACTGAGTTGATTACCTTCCACTTGGTAGTGCCAGCGTTACGGGCGCACTGCGCGATCTCGTCTACGATCACCAAGTCGATGTCGGTACGGGTCTTGAGGTGCGGTTCGATGATGCCAACGCCATCATGGTTTACAATGTAAACGTCGTAGTCTTCTTTGAGCATAGCGATGCGTTTTTTCTTGGGGCCGTGCAGCACACCAAACGTCAGGTGTGGAAAGTGATTGAACAACTCGTCGGCCCAGGTGCGTTCCAGCGTCGACAACGGCGAGATTACCAGCGCTTTGTTAAGTAGCCCTATGCTGCGCAGGTAGTCGTACGCCCACAAGGACGCCAGCGATTTACCTGTACCGAGTTCGCTAAGATTGAACGCTCTTGGGTGCATCGACAAAAACGCAGCCGCTTCTTTCTGTGTTTGGAACGGCTTAAACCGCCCCGGCCAGTCGTAATATGTGCGTATAGGAGCAGGCGCGTCGTAGCCTAGGTTACGAAGAAGTTTAGTTTCGTTGATCCTGTGCGGCACGGCGACGAGAGGGACGCCTTTTACTGTAATCGACTTAGCGTTCGGAAGAACATTCAGAATCTTTTCGGGGTTCCTCGACTTGACTAACAGTGCTTTTTTGTCGGGCCATACCAGCATGTTGTTCTTCCTCGTCTAGCTGTCGGATGCGCTCATCGCAGATGTGTTTAATCTTTTGGTAGTCTAGGCGGCGTTCGCCTTTGTTACGCAGGACGCGCTTAACGATGTCAGCGTCCCACGGGTTGAGTTCATACTCATACCAGATGTCCCACGGCTGTATGGTACGCTTGGAGTAGTCGGAGTGGCCGACGTTGTATTCACGTGGGTTCATGTCTTACCCTTCGTGTACATGCCGGGTTTTTTGCCGCGCCAGCCTTTGTTGGTTTTGGCACTGACGACGCGACGGTTTGACTTGGAGTTGCTGCCGCCTGCGTCCAGTGGGGTCTTGTGGTCGACGTGCTTGCCGTCGCCCTTCTTTACTTTGCCTGCCGCCATAGCTTGACGACGGGCTTTGTTCTGTTCGACGCGCTTGTCCATAACGTCTTTACGAGCGTTATACTTCTTCTTCGTCGCTAATTCCTGCTTCGATGATTTTGTCACGGATCGCCTCCTTCACTTGCTCTACGTCGTCTACCACACGTGCTAACCCGTTAACACGTAGGATGTCGTCAATTTCGCGCTGCTGGTTGGCAGTGACGTTCCTAATCTTGCCGGGGGCTTTGGTCTCGAAAGCCATAAACAAACCTTTGTAACACACTAAAATATCAGGGCATCCTACACGGCCCATACCGTTGGACACAGGCATGTAGTACCACGCCCCGATTGATTTTAGATATTCTTTGACTTGCTTCTTAACTTTACCCTCGGGTGTCATCGCCATAATTTTATATCATTCCATTTCATACAGAGCGTCGCTTTCGTATCTTTCTACCATATTCTCGTACCGATGCAGCATTTCGTTTTCTAGCTGCGTAAGTTTGGCTTTAGAAAAGCCATAAATTATAAGTTCTTGGGGCGTCATATTTATTAGTTCTTTATCGTCATTAGCCACTACATCTCCGATGAAATCTGACAGCGCTGGTAGACACTGACTATCCTAAGTCTTACTGACCACAATATTCACATAGCGAACGCCCAACGGGGCACCAGTTTTTGCAAAGTCCTGAAGGTTTAGGCAACCACTTGTCTTCAACGTTGGCGATAGCTAGACGGCGTAGACGTGGCATGAACTCGTTCCATAATTCGGGTAACTGTTTACGTGTAAACTTCTCCTTCACAAACTTCTCAGGCTTTAAAAATATAAACCCAGTAACGACCTTGGACACCCAAGGGTATTTAACAAAAGCCAGCGCAGCAAACAGCTTTAGCTGGTCGGAGTCAGGGCGAAACTTACCCGTTTTCCAGTCTAGTAAATATGCAGTTTCGGAGCCAACTACGCCGATGTCAATGATTCCCCGCACCCAAACATCTTTGGCCATCCATGTAGTTGAACGGAAGTTCTTGGTCAGGGCTACGCGTTCTTCAACCACGCGCTTACCCTCGTACGACAATATCTTTTCGACGTAGCGCCCGTACTCCTGCATTTCTTTGGGTAGAGGCTGCTTGCCTAGGGCAAACAACTCTAGTGCTTTGTGAACTTTGTTACCCCAGAGCGTGGCTTCAGTCTGCTTTTCGATAACCTGCTTTGTCACCCGCGTAAGCTGGTAACGCTTGGGGCAAGTCTCAAACGCAGTTAGTGCTGAATAACTCCACGGTTTAGTTAGTTCCAAGAGGGCAGTTCCTTTGCTTCGTATATTTCTGTGTCGATAATGTCCCAGAATACGGCGAGAACTTCGGCTCTAGTTTCAACATCAATACGTTGTTCGCCCGACTTCTTACGGTAGTCGTTTAGATAAGCGAGACGTCGTTTTGCCCAGCCGTGTTCTAAGGTCGATACCCACTGTAGTCGGGTGTGGTAGTCTGTTTCACCGTACAGCGTTTCTGCTTTTGCGATGGCTCTGTTCGATCTCTCTCGTCGTAGCTGCTGTACTAGCCTGCCGTTGATACGGCGGTGTACTGCTTGCACTTGTTCCCACGCAGCATCTTCTTTGCTGAACGAGTCCCGAACCATTATTATGTACTGTACAAACCCTTCCGTATTTCTAGCATAAATATCGACCAATGTGGCCAGAAACTTATGCGCTGGTGGCATAATAAATATGTCTGGTTCAGCGACGTAGCTCTGCATGTAGTTGTCTGCGAGAGTAAGCCATTTCTTAACTGTCTTACCGTTGTTTATTAGGTATTCTGTACATTCTGACAACTCGTCCGCGTGCGGCACTCTACAGTTGTCGGTTGCCGTAAATCCCATCATGGGTTTGTCTCTTTCCTAAACCGTTTTTATGGCCCTGCCATAAACCCCACCCGATTGCCGATCATGTCTAATACACAGATAGGCAGGCTCTTCTTGCTGTCGGTTCGGTTTAGAAAGGGAGGAGCCATTGGCCCATTGGCCCAAACGGTGGTTGCGCCACATGCTGCGACTGATGGTGTACCGTGCGAGGCAGATGCCAACATTTTTTGCAGTGCTTTATTGGCTGCTGATCCTGACCGCGCACCCCACAACGTATAAACCACGTTTCTTTTTTCGGTTGGGAATGGTGATGTTTGAGTGTCACGCATTTTAGTTTGCTCTTTTATGGTTGCATCTGTTTACACGTAACTAGCAGCATATTAAAGCATGTGCAACCATGTTAACACATTACTTCGCCTTGCCGTAGCTTTCGGCTATGTCCCCCGCCGACCATGTTATGAGTTCTGGCCACCAACATGGTGGGGTCCGCATAATATCTTGCACAGTATCTAGTACCATTTGGGCATCTGCTTCTGGCACCACGTAAACGAGTTCGTCGTGTACCATTAGCGCAGGGTTCAACCCCAGAGCCTTCTGCACAGCCAGTGCGTTGTCGGCGATTACACATCTGGCGAGGTGCTGCACGATGTTCTCGTCGATCTTCCCTGCGTATATACGCGCCTTGTGTCGACCAGTGCCGTACCAAAATTCCTTGCGGTCGTCGTCGGGGTCTTCACTGTCTTCTTGGCGCAAGTCAGGGTAACGGATCACACCCTTGGGCGTTTGCAGCCCCTCAGGTATCGGAAACACCATACCCCACGGGTCGACGGCCTTGCCTGTGTTTCCGTTCATTATAGTGGTTAACCGGTTGTGGCATGTGCGCCATCCCTTGACGATCTCGGGGTAGGCAGACCGCCATGTATCGACGATTTCACGGCTCTCGTCCTCGGTAATGTCTACA